TTTGCGCTGCCAGCAGCGCTTTCATCACCCCGGTTTGCTCCTTGCCGGACTGTGACAGCATGTCGGTGGTGAGGCTGATGGTCTGGCTGGTGAAGTTGAGCATGTCGCGGGCGGCTTGCTGCTGCGATGTCTTCTGCTTCTCAACCCGCTGACGCTCTTGCTCGGCAAGCTGATCTTGCTTGCGCTGGTCGGCTTCCAACTCCTTGGCCATCGCCTCTTCACGCTTGGCCATGTAGTCGGCTTGCTGCTCGGTGAAGTAATCCGCCTCTCTCTGGCGGTACTCCTCCCGCAGCTCCTCCAGGCTCTCATAGCCGCGGCGCCGCAACTCGGCCTCGCTGATCTGCATGCTGTCGATTTCTGCCAGACGCTCCTCATGGGAGAGGCGCAGTTTGTCCAGCTCGTTGGCGTATTGCATGTCCAGGGCGCTGAGGCGCTGCGCTCCCTGATCCTGCACCTTCTTGTTGTCGGCGCTGGTATCACGGGAGCTGACCGGTTCCGGGGGCTGGTATTCGGGTTGCTCGCCGACCCCGAACCGCTTGCGTTCATAGCTGCCTTGCACCTTGTCGATCTCGGCTTGCAGCTCGACGGCCCGGTTTTTCAACTCGGCCAGCTCTGCCGCCTTGTCACCGGTGTTCCCAAGCAGGGCGTCAATGACCCCCACTCCGCCAAAGTTTTTCGAGCGGGATTGCACTTCGGCGATCTGTTCCTGCACATCGCCAAGCTCCTCACGCAGATTGCCGAGGCGGCGGCTCATGCCGTCAATGGTGCGCGGGTTGTCGGCCCAGCTATCGAGCAGGGTTCCCCAGTAGCTGACCGCATAGCCGAGCTTGTCGGTCAGCCAGTCGATTTGCTCCGATGCCCCCAGCACGCCCTGGGCGAACGAGCTTTGCAGGCGCAGGCTCACATCCTTGAGCTTCTGATCCATCTCCTTGAGCTGGGTGATGTCGGTCTGGGACAGGGCAACGTTGAGGCTGCGATAGTGCCCGGTCAGGCGTTGGAGTTCGGCGCCGTTGTTGCGCAGCAGGGGCTGGAGCGTGGAGACGTCATTGGCGATGGATTCCAGGTAGAACACCTGCTCCGAGGCGCTGACGTTGGTTGCGTCCATGGCGTTCTGGACGGCGATCAGGGCCTCGGGGCCCGCCATCTGTTGCAACTTGCCGATGGTCAGCCCCACTTTGGGGGCGATGTTCTCCATCCAGTCCTTGAACTCGCCGCCGCCGGTGGCCGAGAAGTCGCCGAGCTTGTCCTGTACGTCCTTGAGCATGTCGGCCAACTGGTCGCCGCTGACATTGTATTGCTCGGTGGCATAGGTCAGCTCTTGCATCGTCTCAACGGACACGCCCGCCTTGAGCGACATTTGCTCCAGCTCACGCCCCTGCTGAGCCAGCGCACTGACGGAGGCCGCCAGACCCACCGCAGTACCGACCAGGCCCAACACAGCCCCTTGGACGACGCTGAACCCTTGCACGATGGCCACGGATTTGTGAGACAGCAGATCTGCCGTTTCACCGAACGAGCGGCCAAAGTTGAATGTCGAGTCTTCGGCATTCTTGGCGTCGATGGCATAGCTTTTCAGGACGTTTGCAGCCGAGCGGACATCCGCCGGCAGCGACGAGAGATCCGCGCTGAGTAGCACCCGCAGATCGGCAATCTGTGTACTCATGTGAAGGACTCCATGCCGGGGATAGAGCCTGCCAGCGCCTGCATGTCGTCAGCGGTCTGCTCAGGGGGCTCTGGGCGGTTGTAGTAGAAATCGGAAATGGAAGGGAGGTTGTCGGGCTGGACGTGGGGAAGCAGGATAGTGGCGCAGATCTGCCCCATGGCAAACTGGTTGATCTGGTAGTCCACCGGATACCGCCCGAAGTGGCGATACCAGTCGATATAGTCAACGGCGCTGATCTCGCTCAACATCCGGCGCCAGTCTGGCCGCCGGAACTGGCGAGCCATCATCATGGCGAAATCCCGCTCCCCCTCTATCCTTTTTTTGGGTCTACCGGCTCCAGATTGCCCTCATCACTGGCCGCCTCTTTCGCCAACGCGGCCAGGCCACTCAACTCTTTCACTGCCATGGCAATGCGCAGCACATGGGCCGAGTCAGGGTAGTTTTTCAACACCCAGGCTTTCATCTGCTCAACATCCAGATCCGGCTGATAGTGGATCAGTCCCATCGCCGCCAGCAGCAGGCTCATTTCAAAAGTGAGGCGCTGGATAGTCAGCAGGGTTTTTTGTTGCTGGAGGGGATCCGTGATCCCCTCCACCTGCGGCCACTCGACAGAAAGCAGAGCCATCTGGTAGTCAAACAACTGCAACCCGTTGAGCTGATGCACCACCACGGAGGCAGATTTGCCCTTGCTCTTGAGGGTCAAGGAGCGCGTCTCGACAAGGGCACTCATGCCGCCGTCTCCGCCAGGTCTTGCTTGCCGGAGAGATCCACCTTCACGGTGCGGGTGATGGTTTCCTTGATCTGGACAGGCTTGCCCAGGCTGGAGATGAAGCCGTAGAAGCCATCGACTTCGCCATTGGGGTACTTGATCAGGAACCAGCGATGGGCACCACCCAGCTCGCCGACCAGGGTTTTCTGGGCCGAATCCCCCGGCTTCCAGGCCAGGGTGAACCCGAGCTGACCGGGATCTTTCTGGCCGGGGCTTTTCTCCTTCCAGTCCGGATTGGGCGCATCCAGATAGCTCTCTTCGGTCACCTCGACCGACATGTCCGGCGGCGTGATCTCTTTCACATCCGCCAGACGGACTACCGAATCGGCTTGCGCCAGATCCGGCTTGGTGGCGCCCGCCACCTTGGCCATGTAAAGCTCTGTCCCGGCGCCCTTCACGGGCTTGGTTGCATCAGTCATCAGGGTTTGCTCCAGGTCGCGTTAAAATTGAGGGTCAGGGACGCAAGGCCGGTGCCCCGATCATCTGCACCGTATTGCCAGCCCGCCGAGGCCAGCCCTTCCAGCAGCAGCCCGCTAAGGTCGTCCCCAGACAGCGGCGCCAGCTTCTCAGCCAGCTCATCCAGATCGGCGTCCGCCTGGTTGGCTTCGGCCACATAGAGGGAGACCATCAGCGGGGCCTGCTCGCTTTCCCCATCCAGGGAGAACTCACCATCGCCCCCTTCCAGGAAGTAGCAGAACGCCAGGGGTAGGTCTTCTTCGGCGACGTCTACCGGGCGGGAGGGATACACCTCACGCAGATCGGGCACACAGGTTCGCACCCGTTCGGCCAGGGCCGCCCGGATGTCGGTTCGGATTGTCATATTGGGTCCAATAAAAAACCCCGCCTGAGCGGGGTTGATGGTTGATTATTACCAGTCAGGATTGTCTGTAGTGAGGCTACTTTTTATCTGATTGCCAAATTCAAGCAGTTTGGGTTTCACTGCATCCAAATCCCCTTGAGTTTGTATGGGCGTTTCCATTGCTGGATATGAGCCAAATTGATTGACCACAGCAGGAATGTCGAGGAGCAGATTTTTGAAATCGGTTTTGAACTTACCGTCTTTCGTTTCCACTTTCATGGTGAACTTAACCTTCCATGCTGCTTTGCCTATGCAATCAAAACTGTTGCAGGGGTAGTTAAGCATCCCATTCCCTATCAGCACTCCATCCTTGGCATTTTGATACTCAATTACAGATTTCGCTGACTTGAAATTCTCCGCGATCCATTTAAGAGTCCCTTCATAAATCTGGCCCTTAGACATACCTGGCGCGTCATAGACTTGAGCAAATTCAGTGTCCGCTGGGTTGACAGGTTTATCAGCGGGAGCACTAACGCACCCTGTCAAACTGACGGCCGCGACTGCACCTAGGATCCATTTATTCATTTTACCCCCCTTATTATAAAGAGAGACAGGATACCGTTTGGAACTAATGATATTCAATGCTAATCGGGGAAAGTAAGTAATCCCATTCGCAGGCCACATTACTGTTTGTATTATCACTTGAATGTTAATTGAAGCTGACGCAACAGTGCCCGCTGCATTTCGCGGGGCATGTCACGGGCCATCCCCGCTTTTGATTCCCGTTCATAGTGCTCGGTGATTGGGGTCACCAGCGGGATCCGCATCACCTCCAGGGCGTGACGGCCTTTACCGACCCGGCGCAAGATCTGCCAGCTCTTGAGCTTGGTTGCCGCATAGCCGCCTCCCCGCCGGTATTCGCCAAAGCCTTGGCCACCGTCAGCGATGAAGCCACCAGGCACACGATGACGACCGACCTGCATGTCCCCAATCCCCGTGAAGGCGCTGTGCCGATAGCGCACCAGGCGCTGCTGGACAGCCCCCACCTTGATCAAGGGGATAGGGCGGCGGCGCACCCGGATCGTGGCTGATGGCTTCTGCTGAGACGCTTTGAAGATCTTCACCCGAGGGCGCAGCAACTTGGCGGGCACCTTCACCCGGCTATCCTTGGCGGTCAGCCGGATAGCCCGACTGGACGCGCCAGCCGCCACCCGGTTGACCGCTTGGGCGCTCGCCTTCGGCACCAGCTTGGTCGGCAGCAGGTTCAGGTTCGCCAGCGCCTTGTCCAAGTCTTGCTTGATGGGCATGGCTACCTCACTTGATGGGGATAACGAGCTGACCAGCCCGGGTAAAAGGCGGCTCCCTCACGGAAGTGACCAGCGACAGGCTGGGGATCTCCACCTTGTCGCCAGACTTGAAGCGCACCCCCGGCGGGGGTGACGAAACGGACAACTCGCGCAACGTGGTCAACACCTGTCCAAAGGCATCGGGGTTTTCATCATAGAGCGCCACCAAGGGCACCCCAGCGATGATGACAGCGATCCCCAGGGCATCATCCACCGCCGCATTCAGACGGGAGCAAGCGCGGCGCCAGCGGCCACCGGGCGCACCGGTCATTGAACGATCAGTGCCTCGGCATAGCCGGAGGCACCGCCGCTGAGCAGTTTGCCGAAGTCGTCGGCGTCTTTGGTGGTGTCTGCCACCAGTTTGGTGCCGTCCCATTTGACGGCAGCGCCGAGCGTCAAGGCGGTGTCGCAGGGCAACAGCCAGACGCCGCCGAGGGCACCTGAGAACTCCTCCCCCTCCGCTGCCGGCTCCAGGGGGACAACGGTCAGGGCGCCGATCTTGATCGGCTTGCCGGATGTCACCCCACCCGCCGGAGCGAGGAAGGTGTGTTGGCTGCCGGTGCTGACATAATTTTTAGCCATGGAATAACTCCTGTATTGAAGCTGTCAGAGATGGCCCGCACAGAGCGGGCCGGGGGGATTACTTGCCTGCGGACTTGACCAGACCACGGTAATCGAGGGCGGAGACGCCCGCGTCGATACGTACCTTGGTGGTAACGCCGTCCACGGTGAAGCCTTCTTGCTGCTCGATCCAGGGTTTGTCCATGCCGTCGAGGTAAGCCACCTCGATGGTGTCGCCACCCTTC